ATCACCACGCTCTATTCTATCAAGTTCCTTTTCACTTAAATTAATTTTTAAATCTGTTAATCTTTTTTGTTGGTCAAAGGATTCTTGACGCCTTTTTTCTTCTCTATCTAATTGTATTCTTAGATTAAATTTTTCAAATGGATCAAGACTTTCACCGCCTAATGTACCCCATAAATTTGATAAGGTATCACCCGTACTAGAAATAGAATTATCAATAGAATTAAACATACTTTCTAAATCCCTGGACGCTGATTCTATAGCTGTAATATCTATTTTTGCTTTCCATTCCAAAGAAGAAGTTATAATATCAGCTTGAGCTTTTATTTTTTCAGTATCTAGCTCAATCTCCGCTAATTCTCCCTTTGTTTTTTTAGCTTTTTTTTCAATTTTGGTAAGCGATTCTGTTATTCCAGAACTTCCCTTATCTAATTTTTCAAGATAAGAGATATCTATTACTATGCCATCCTTAACTGCTTTTTTTGTTTTTTCATCTAATGCATCAAGATAATCTATAGTAACAGTAGGATCTTGCACCCATAGATTTTTTTTAGTTTTATTTAGCTCGTCAATTTGACCTACTAATCCGCCTGTACTATCAATCCAAGCATTAAGATCTTCAGACATTTGCGTATAATCGCTATCATCGATAGTCGGCTTAAATGTTACTTCTTTATCTAAATAATTAGAAATAACATCCATTCGATCTTCTAAAATTTTAAAGGGCAAAGAATCTACTTCAAGTTTTACCTCTAATTCATATGTTTTGAAATCAATTTCTTTTAATGTTTTCTTAAACTCAGTTAAACTAATAGCAGAATTTTTAGATGCATCATTTATATCTTTTAATTTTTTAACCAACCAAACTAGTCCGGCTCCCGTCCCTACAGCTAGCGCACCGATACCAAGTAGCCCAATTGCTGTAGTCACTCCACCAACAGCACCAGCCAAAGCAACTATATTACCTACCCCATTGACTAAAATAGCACTAGCAAGAGTTCCGAAAAACGCTGTAATAGCTCCTGTATGTTTTAGAATTTCATTAAACCCAATTGCAAGGCCCCCGATTTTTCCTACTACGTTAGCAGCCTTTTCATCCATATCGCCAAAATCAGTAATCATATCGCCGATAAAAGTAAGAAATGGTCTCATGCCATCCAATATTCCTGAGGTAACATTATTAAGAGCGGTTATGGTATCAACAATTTTTTGAATTGCAGTTGCTAGACCTTCTGGTGTGCTTATATCTACTTCACCAAAAACAGCTTCTATAGCATCTTTTAAAGCACCACCTAAATTTTTATATGAATCTACCAGGCTTGTAAAATCAAGTAGCTCTAAAGCACTAGGAAGATTGTCTCTAATATTATTAAATGCAACAATAATATCATCTCCAAAATCATTTATTAATTTCCATATTGGATCAAATGCATCAGAATTAATATCTATTGCCTGTAAAATTCCTATGGCGGATTCGGCAATTTCACCATATTTACCAATTAATTTATCGCCCACTCCAATAACAGTTGTTTGGAGATTATTTATTAATTGTTGATTAATAAGTCCGAAATTATCTTTCATTTTGCCATAAGCTTCTTCAGTTGAACCGGCTGAAGTTCGCATTGCTTCCAAAGCAGTATTAAATATGTCCGAGTTACCAGAAGCGAGACTTAGCACTCCAGACAATCCCCTTACATTACCGAATAGAGAACTAATAGACTCTATATTACCATCAGTAGCCGTTATAACTTCATTTAAAACACCCTCAAATCCTTTAGATTTTAAAGCAGATGCACTAAAATCTATTCCTAATTCTTTAGCTTTCTTAGAAGCTTCGGCAGATGGAGAAATGATCGCTGTTAAGGCCCCTTTTAAAGCAATTACCGCTTGTGCTGTATCCATTCCTTTTGCTGTCATTGTTGCAATAGCAGCAGAAAGCGTTTCAAATGGTACTCCACCTCCTGCTGCTATACTTGTAACTTGAGAAAGACTTGTTGATAATTCTGGGAGTGTTGTTAATCCTAATTTAACAGTTTGAAACAATATATCAGAATATCTTCCAGCCTCATCGGTTTCATCTCCATAAGCATTCATGACTGAGGCAAGAGTTCTTGTCGTAGGCTCTAAATCTGCTTTTGCGGCTATAGATAATCTTTCAGATATTGTAATCAAATCAAGAGACGTTTTATAATCTGTGCCAGCCGAAATAGCAGTATAAACAGAAGCATTTATATCTTCTATCGATTTTTTAGAATCTTTAGCATAATCTAAAATATTGCCTCTAAAAGAATCTATACTTTCGGCGGGAGCTTCGATTAATGTTGAAATTTCACCAATAGCGTCTCCAAAATCACCACTTTGCTTGATCGCATATACCAACCCCCCCACCACTAATGCATTAAAAGCTGCGTCAACTTTTAATATAGCAGTAGCCATATCGGCGATAGGTCCAGTTATTTTTTGTGCGTTATCAGCAAAAGAATTAATCTTTTTTTCTATCGATGTAATCTTTTTAGACAGTTGATCTTTTCCTAAAAAAAGAATACTAACTGTCTTTTCAACGTCTGCCATGCTTATTGTTCTCGTAATACAAATTCCACAACTCAATTTCAGTTGTCGTCAAAAATCCCTGGGGAAATATATCCGGTCTCAATTCGAATAAAAATCGGCCTCTGTGATGACCATAAGTTAGGGCTGCTTGGATTGTTGGGTTACTCCAGAGGCCTTCGGTTTTCCCGGCACATGTCCTTGTCCGGTTATTACTATTATTCTGTTTGTAATATCAAAAAATTCTACAGGGAAAACAGTGCAAATTTTAACCGCTGTTTGTTCGTCAATTTTGGGATCAACGCTACCAATAGTAAAAAGAGATATTCTTTTTGCTATATCATTCGGAACCTTCGCGTCAATGCCGATCAACGCTTTTATGGAATCAATTTTTTTTCTACTATTGTTAGCAACCAGACCCTCTAATATTGTAGCTATATTCTTGTTTCGTTCCATTGCCTCATTAGCTCTAGCCATCTCAATCCCGGTAACACCACGCACTACAAATTCAGGTGAATTCCATTTTGGATTTTTTTCCTTTTCTTCAGTATCAATAAATTCGGGAATATCGGTATTAAAAAAATCCTTCATGTCTGAAACGGATACAGCCTCCTCCCGAGGAATAAACTGTGTTCGTGTAAATTTTTTGCTATCAAATCCCATTATGAAACTACCCGCCTCCCTTGTGTATCTGCCGAAATTGTGAAAGCAGAAATAAGAGAATTATCCGCAGGATAGGATTCAGCAACACCTAGTTTGCCCTGGCACATTACATAAGGAGTTTTTAATCTATCTGGGTAAAAACGAAACCATAAAATTTCACTTTCTAATGTCAATATATTATCACTAACACCATCCTCAAGATGAGCGCCAAAAGAACCCTGTCCTAGAGAGCTTGACGATGTACCTATTGTCCCATTATAAACCTGTGCGGATGTAACAGAGTGTGAATTTGCAGGTCTCACAAAATCGTAGGCATTAGGAACCTCGGCCATGCTTGGAGTATAATATTCGGCATATACTTTTTTAGGTACTGCTGCTGTGTGAGATAAAGGCAAAGCTGATAAAAAGTTTATCCCAGCAACACCTATTGTATTATTTTCAACTCTAATACGATCTACTGTCCAAGCTGGGTAATTATACCATTCGGTATGATCTCCAGGGACCGCTTTTATTTCAGATGCCGCAATAACTGCGGTTGCATCAGAATATAACCAAACCTGAGCAATTTCTATACTTCCAACTAAAATTAATGGTGGACCTCCTGCTGCATCACGCACTGTAGAGAATGCATCACCATCACTACCGAGAACCATCGAAATAGTGCCGGCTGCAACTACTTGAATAGAAGTTTTGTTGTATTTTCCCGATGCGGGTCTTACGACCGCTTCATCGACTGCTGCAGTAACTGTCGTAAGAACGCCGATAAGGTAACAGGTTAAACCCGCAACGTCTACTTTTTCTTCTGTTCCAGAAACTCCAGGTATCACTTTTCCACCAGTTACAAGACCATTTGGCTTTACATCCGGGGAATAGTCTGTGTCAGAGTTCGACCTGTTCGACCAAAGTGTGTCAGCCGAATTATATTCAATATGATCACCGTCATCTGTCAATTCCACAAATGAGACAAGATCCTGACCCGCCTCATACTCTACTTTCGCATTTTCAGCCGTAGGCATAATTTTTCTCCTTAATTATTGTACGGATCACCCGTAGTTATATTATATTTAATATTAAACGTGATTATTGTCTCAATTGTTACTGTACCGGCTTCGGGATAATTTTCTATACCTCCGCTAACATATTGTATAGATTCCGCTAGATCACCTGTTGTGCTTGTAATTGCTCCAACAGCCGTTATTACACCCGTAGTCGCGGCGACAACACTACCAGAAACCTTTAAATTTTCAGCCACAAAAGTTCCCGTCAATCTTCTCAATGATATGGTTCCTGCTGCATCTCCTCCGGCCCATGTACCAGTTGCCAAAGTAACACCGCAAACATAACCAATTGCCGCACTTGTTGCGCCGACTACAGAATCACCAACCTCAATTTCAGTCGATCCTGTAGTGTAAGGGAGAGTATATTCAGCACCCTGTATATTTTCTATTATATCGCCTAGCATACCTTCACCAATTACAGAAGGGTTTGAGCTACCATATTCCATTACTGTCTGTATTTTAACCGGCATAACACAAACTGTTTTTCCATATACTTTAGAAGACTCTTCAACTTCAGGCCAAACCGAAATGTAAGGTAGGTTATCTGGATCAGTTAAAGGAATAGCTCTCAATACATTGTCGCCGCAATCCGTGTTATAACCCGCTGTTATTTGTATATTAGCTACTTTCGCTAAAATAGCTAATATAATTTGTTCTCTAATTGTATCGCTCATAATTTTTGTATTTTTTTTAATATTTTAAAAAAGATATTTTCTAATTCAGATTTTAAACTTTTGCTTTTTATGATTATTTTCATTAATGCCCTTTTAACACTACTTCTAATTGCGCTCCTATTTCTTTTTGTAAAACATTACCAGCTTCTTTTAAAATTGAGTCCATTACTTTTTTCTTGTTCATTATGCCGGGAACTTTCGGACCAAATTGCTCGTTAATCGGCAATCTATATTTGCGACCAAATTTTTTCCATGCTGATTTTTTATTGGCATTAGAATAAATATATCTTCCATATGGAGGTTTCTCTCTCGAAAAAACACCCTTATGCTCAACTATTTCATTGGTTTTCTTTTTTTTATTTTTCATAGTTGCTATAAAAGCATTAGGCCATAGAGTTCTCTTTCCTTTTTTAGTAACCTGCGCCGTAACGCCCTTTGCGACTGGTCTAGCTTTAAAATGTATCAAGGGAATCGGCCCTCCAGTGCTTCTTATCGCTGCTTTCGGACTGGAATAACTCGCCCTTATAAGTCTAAATGTTTTTTTTATGACTTTTTGAGTTGGAGTTATTTCTTTTTGAATTTCTTTTATAGCAT